AAAGGTTATCTTTTTTAATAAATGGGCTCCAATCAAATACTCTACTAGTATATTGATTAGCATAAGGGTTTGAAGGAGTTTGGCCTACATTTCCAACAAAATTTGGTGGATTATATTGTGTTACTTGTGGATTCATAATATTTGTTGGAATAATATTTGTTGGATAGGAAGGGCCTACAGGACTTGGATATACAGGATTCATATTAGTATTTCCTACAAATCCTAAATTACCTGTGAAATCTCTCCAATTCATTGGATTAGATTGTAAATTAGGAAAATAACCCACTGCTGCTGCTTTTGCTTGTTCTTCTTTCAATTTTTGTTGTGCTTCAAATTCTGCCTTGTAAAAATTACTTGAAGTATCTACATTAGGTCCTCCTTGATTTAATAACATTTTATAATCTCCTGTTATATTAACTCCTCCTTGTGGAAGTTCTCCTTGCATAGAAACATTTCCGGGTGTTGCTGTTGCAATTGCAGGTACTCCTAAGGCAGGGTTTATTCCTTTAGGATCTATAAAACCACTTTTATCTATTAGTTTTGCTCTTTCCCCACCTACTGTTCTGCTTTGTGTATTTCCTTCAGTATCTACATAAGTTTCTACTTTCTTTTGAATACCTTCAGAATCAAGTCCTAGATTATCATATCCAATAATTCTAGTTCCGTCTGCACTCCATCTTGGAATTAATCCTGCTGCTTCAGGGTCATCTAAAACATCTTTTTGTTCCCAATATTTAGCATCTCTTCCTTCTCTAGGAATTACTTTTCCTGTATTAGATATACCATAGTCAGGATAAGAGGCAGGGCTTTTAGCATATTGCTCTGCAGTTGGAGATTCAGGTGCTAATGACTTAAATACTTTTTCGTTGTATGTTTCTATATCTGCTGCATCTTGTTGTGCTTGTGGTGGAGCAGTAGATGCTGTAGGTATAGTTACTTCAGGAGGTGTAGGAGGCATAGATGTTCCCGGTGCTGTTAATGTTGTAGGAGGCATAGGTGGTTGTGGCATTCCTGCGGGTGTGCTTGTAAGTGGGAGAGAAGGAGGTGTAGTTTGATAAGGACTAAATCTACTTAATGCTTGTCCTCCAAATAAATCTAATGGATTTGTAGCTAAGGTTTCTTGATATTGTCTAGCAAGACCTGCTCTAGCTGCTCCTCTTACTGCTTCAGGTAAATAATCTGTTAAGCTTTGTCTTAAGGCAAGTTCTTGTTGAACTCCTCCTAATGGATTACCTTCGCTTCCTTGCATATAATTATAAAATATAAATTGCTCATTATCAGATAAAGCAGAGGGTAATAATCCCGAACTTATTTTTCCTTTTACAGATTCTATTGCATCTAATCCTGAACCAAGTAATCCTCTTACATCAGGATTACTTTGCATAAATTGTTGAAATCCTATAGTTCCTGTTTGTCCTGCTAATGCTTGTGGATCTGCTTGAACTACTCCTAATAACTGAGCCATATCATAAGCTTGTTTATATTTAGGAATAACATCTTGGTATACATCTCCTATTAAAGGAATACCTGCACTTGGCAAAGCATAAGGCAATGCTCCTGCATAATTAGAAGTAGGCAATCCTGCCCATTGCAAAGATTGCATATCAGGATTTAATCCTAATGCTCCTGCTCCCATTCCTAATGCTCCTGCTCCCATTCCTCCTGCTCCCGATCCTGTTGCTCCCGATCCTGTTGCTCCCGATCCTGTCATTCCTTGCATTTGTGTTTGAGCTTGTTTTTGAGCTTCTTCTACTGTCATATCTAAAGGAAAATCTTTGTAAAACATTTTTTGAGCTTGACCTAATGCTTCTTGTTGAAATGCTATAGCTTCTTCTTCTGAGTAACCTTGTTCTGTTAACTCTTTTACAGTTTGAGGAGCCCAAGCTCCACCCATAGTACCTACAACAGGTCTTAAATCACTTGGTGTAACAGTAGCAAAGTCATCAAGTTCTCCTGTAAGAAGAGGATCGTCTGCTAAAGATTTTACATTTGCACTAACAAAAGGAGTACCTTGCCTTACTTTCTCTTCTGCCTCTGCTTCTGTAAAACCTAGTTCTATCCAATCTTCTACACTAGCTCCTGTTATTCCTGCTGCTTTTGGAGTTTGAGGAGGAACAGGAAGTTGCGAATCAGTAAGTGTTTGCCCTTCTTTTGTTTTAATAGGAGCTACTCTTTTTTTATATCCTTCCATTGCTTTAGGATCTGCTAGAATAGAAGTATCTAAAGTAATATGTGTTTTATTTTGTTGAGCAGTATCTCCTATGTTAGTACCTGTTACTTGCCATTTTCCATTTGTAAATTTAAAAACAGGAATTTGATCTTCAGTAAGTGCAACAAGTTGTTCTTCACTCCATATAGCTTCGCTTCCTATTCCTAAAAAACCTCTTCCAAATTGTGTGTCTTTAGGAGTTGTAGCAAAAGGGCTAAGAACATCACTTCCCGGCACAATAGGTTTTTTACCTCCTATAAAAGGTCTGAATCCATCAGTTAAAATACCATCTTTGTTATCTAATAACGAATCTAAATTTCGTTGCTCAAAACTTTCTCCTACGGTCATTCCGCTTAATCCCGTTGTTAAAGTAGAAACAAATCCTTCAACTCCAATAGGAATAAGTCTTCCATCTGAATCTTTTAAACCTGAATCAATAATAGTTATTTGTGGATCTGCCATAATTAAACTCCTTCGGGGCCGAACTGTCGTAATAAATCAGCTCTTGTTTCAGGGCTTTGTGCTCCGGGTCTCGGTGTGCCCGGTGGAACAAATCCTCCTGCTTGCGGAGTTGGAGCAGGGGGAGGAGCTCCCATCATAGCATTTGGTGCTACTCTAGGATCTGCTGTTGGTGGAGTTGCTGCTCCTTGTTGTTGTCCTGTCATTGCTGTTTGTTGCAACATTTGTTGAGATTGTATTTGCATTTGCAACTTTTGATTAATAATAGTTGTTAGTTCTCCGAAATATAATTGAGCAAGATCGGGTCTACCTCTTTCTTCTGCTGCTTTCATTAAAGTATAAAGCTGTGCTTCGGGTAAAGCTTTCTCTGCTAGTTGTTCGTTGATAGCATCATCAATCATATCTGTATCTTGTAATCCAAGTATTTTATCTCTGATATGAATATCAGGTAACAATGGACTTTCGCCTTCTCTTGCTATCTGAGCCATACTCATCTTTGTCATATCGTCTTGAGGCAACTGACCTACAAATGTTATCTCCATATCTCCCGCATCTTTGATAGCTGTAGGAGTAATTTTTTGAGAAAAATATTGTCTGTTCATATCTTTGCCTGAAAGTTCTATTGTATTAAAAGATTCTGTTAAATACTGATCTGTTAATAACATACACATAGTTGTGTAAGCAGATTCCATTGCTTCTATTCTAGGAGAGATTACAGAATCAATACCTTGTCTAAGGGTATTGATTGCAAATCCTGATAATTGAAATTGTATATCTCCATAAAGTGTGTGAGGTATAGATCCTCTTTGAGTTTCTCCTGACACTAGTCCCATAAAAGCACCTGTTTCTCTAGCTACTTCCATCATACCTAATGGCTCTACATCTTCTCCTTGTGCAAGAGATATTTCAGTTCCTTCTTTATAAGGATCTTCATCTAATGTTTTCATTCCATCTCTTGATTTTATTTTTAATCCTTGTCGTCTTGCTCTAGCTGTTAGCTCTAACATGATGGACATCATTTGATTATTCTTATCGTAATTTTCTCTATTATGTTTAAATACACTTTCACCAAAATCAGCAATCGTATCATCAATAGGAGTTATGTCATTAAGAGCTTGTATCATAGGAGCTGATCCTACAGGCCCCAAAAATACAGGCACTCTGCTTGCTCCATGTGGTGTAGGTTTCTTAGCTACTCTTCCGTTAGAAAGAACAACTGTGTTCATTTCTTTATCGTAATAATCATATACATCTATCCAATCCTCATCATCATAGTCTTCGTTTCTTGGAAGTTTAATATTGTATTGACTCTCTACTAGTTCTTTAGATTTTTTAACTTTGTAACAAGCCCACTCTAGCCCTTCACTACCAAGTGACCAATATGTATGCATTGGATCCCAAGGTGTAATATCTACATGAGTATTTTCATCTTTATCTTTTACAAGTAAGGCTCTACCTGCATACCATCCTCTCATACATATGTACCAACCTAGTTGGTTTTTGATTGAAGGCATAGATGCTTTTTTAATTCTTTCATCAGCACTTCTTAAAGCCCCAAGAAAAAACTTTTCTTTCATATTATTTGCATTTCTTATATCTTCTTTTTCAGATACATTAGGTATTCTTGCTATCATTTCTGATCCAACAACAAAAGAAACTATCTTATCTGCATAAGTTGAAGGTTCATTTGATGTGTATGATTGATATCCGTCACCTGCATCATAGGGATCTAGTCTATAAAGGGAATAATCTCTGTCCATTCTGTTACGAAGTGGTTCAGTAGCATCGTAATGACTCTCTACTTTGTCTATAATTCTTTCAGGTTTGTAACTACCTCGTGCCATTTACCACCTCTTTACACGAATTGATGTTCTATTTTCTATATGTGCATAACCAAAATGATTAATCAAGCCATATATCACAGCTTTCACACCATGATTATACTTATCTTCGGGTTGATTGCCAACTATGTTTCCATCTC